TGAATTTTTTGAATATGGTTATAAAATACCAACTATTATTGAAGTAAATAAATTTGGTAAAATAGAAGTAATTAAAGATAAAATAAATAAGTAAAATGGAAAAAAGAGACAATTCAGGAGCGTTATTCACTAACGACAAAAGAGAAAAGGAAACGCATCCGCATTATCAGGGTAAAGCTACAATTGGTGGCGTGGATTATTATGTTTCAGCATGGGTAAAAGACGGACAAAAAGGAAAGTTTCAGTCATTAAGTTTTAAACCAATACAGGAACAAGCTAAACAACAAGTGAAGCCTCAAGGCAGACCAAGTTACGGAAAAGAGTTTGATGACTTTTTAAATGGAATATGAAGCGCGAATCAGAGGTTTTAAGCGAAGCGAATGAAATTACAAGGGTAATGGTTAAACACTACCTACAAAAACACGAATTGAGTTTAAACGCTTTCTCGAAGTTAGTAGAGGTTAAACAACCTAACCTGCATAAATTTATGAGTGGAAGCACTTTATCGAGTAAATCAATTGAAAAGATAGGAAAGTTCTTTAGTAAATAACGTATTCAGATAGTTACCATTAGAACACTTACTGAATCATTTTTGGATTGTGGTAACACGGTCGGAAGGCGGAACGTAAAAAATTCCGCTTTTTTTTATTCTTTTTGTTGTTATATTAAAAAGTATTATTATATTTGTTCAACAATTAACAATTAAAAATAAGAATTATGAAAAATTTAACAAGAGATTGCCAAGAGTGTAATGGTTGGGGAACTGTAACGATTGAACACAACGGAACAGAAATTCCTTATTTGCAGGATATAGTTGATTATGAATGTATGTCATGTTCAGGAACTGGTGAGCAATTAGACCCTGATTTAATTGAAGAACGTATCGGTATAATTGACGACATGATTCAAGGAATGCAAACACGAATGAGAATGTTAAGCGACTTTATTAAGACTGCAAACAAAGGTTATCTTCCTAATTTAGCGCAGAAATACACGGATAGATTAGAACTTTGTTCACGTGGTTTAGGTCGTTTGTTGAACTATAAAAGAAAATTGCATAACTTAGCCATGTGAAATACTTAACGATACTTTTATTTCCTTTCATTATAGCCTTATTCTTTTTGGATAGGGCTGTACTTGTTTTTGTTTGGAGCGTTCCGAGTGTTAAGATTCAGAAATGGTTGTTTAATGAGTTGGAAATGCGAAAGAGTTTGATTCGTGTTTTAGGTGGTTTGATAGTTGTATTATTTATTTTATTGTTGTTTATAATTGGACACTAACCGTTTTTTAAATGACCTTTACGCAGACCATAAACACTGGATTAAAGTTGTGCGCTCGTTTGGAGAGTATTATTTAGCTGAAGATATAGTTCAAGAAATGTATTTAAAGCTGGCGAAACACGAAAACAAAGAAAGGTTTTACCGCAACGGAACTATTTACAAGGGGTTTGTATGGATTGTTTTACGAAATATGTACTATGACTTCGAAAAGAGTAAACAAAGGCTACAGAAAGTCGATATAACGGAGGCAATACAGTTAGTTGATGAAAGTAGCTCATACGAAAAGACGAACGCTCAAAAGCAATTAGAAGTAAAAATAAACGAAACAGTAAACAGTTGGCATTGGTACGACAAACTATTATATGAACTTTACCGAGATACAGGAATGAGTACGCGCCAAATACAAAAATGCACGGGTATTAGTTTTAAGTCAGTATGGCAAACGTTAAAATACTGCAAGGATAGTTTAAAAATAGAAGTCGGAGAACATTATGAGGACTACAAAAACGAGGATTACGAATTAATAAAATAAAAACATGGCAAGAAAAAGACGAACAAAAGCTGAGATATTAGCAGCTGAAAGTAAAGGATTAGGAGATACCGTTGAAAAGGTACTTGAAGTAACTGGAGTAGCAAAGGTTGCTAAATGGTTACTTGGTGAAGATTGTGGGTGCGATGAACGCAAAGCAAAGTTAAACGAGTTGTTTCCTTACAGAAAGGCGAAGTGTTTAGAACAAGCTGAGTACGATTGGTTAAAAGAATGGTTTGACAAAAAGTCGGAAGTAATAAAGCCAAGTGAACAAAAGACAATACTTGCAATTCATTCAAGAGTGTTTGGAGTGCGCAATGAACCAACAAGCTGTGGATCGTGTATTTTGGAAAGAGTAAACCAATTAAAACAAGTTTATAACACTTACGAAGATGCCGATTCCCAAGCCAACAAGTAACGAAACAAAGTCAGAGTTCATTCAACGTTGCATGACTGATGACACAATGGTAAATGAGTTTGAAAACACGGATCAAAGATTAGCAGTTTGTTCAACAAGTTATGAAGAGAATCTATCCAAAAACACGAACGAAAATTGAGCCTAACATTAACCAGCGATTACTATATTGTATTTATGAACCCAAATAAACATAAGTCAGATTGGAACGCTCTAAGGTTAATAATGCAAGTAACAGAAATAAACTATTGTGTGTTCATAGATTACAAGTTGTATGCTATGGAAATTTACCCGGTAGATAAAGACGAATACGAAAGTTATAAATACAACCCTAATTAAATGAAGTTAGTTAAAATAAGTGAGGTTAAACCAAACCCAAAAAATCCAAGAATAATAAAAGACGGAAAATTCCAAAAGTTAGTTAAGTCTATCCAAGAATTTCCTGATATGCTAAATAAACGCCCTCTAATCGTTTTTACAGATGTTGACGGTAAATACGTTGTCTTAGGTGGTAATATGCGTTTAAAAGCCTGTAAAGAGATAGGATTAAAAGAAATACCGATTATAGTAGCAGACGAATGGACTGAGGAACAAAAAAACGAATTCTTAATTAAAGATAATGTTGGTTTTGGAGAATGGGACTGGGATAGTTTAGCAAATGAATGGGATGTTGAAAGTTTAGATAATTGGGGTTTAGACTTACCGGGTTTTGATTTAAACGCTGATGAATTAGGAACTGAATTTAGTTTACCTGATGGAAATAAAGCACCGTTTCAACAAATGACTTTTACTTTAGCAGATGAACAAGCGGAGCAAATTAAAAACGCAATAGCAGATATTAAAGAAACTGAAGAGTATAAATATTGCGAAACAATGGGTAACGAAAACACGAATGGTAACGCACTTTATTTAATTATTATGCAATGGGCAGAGCAAAGGAAATAATAGTTAAGGTTATACCCGCAAAGATTGCTAATGAGTTTGTAAAGAAACACCACTATTCAGGTAAGGTAGTTCCAAATTCTATATTGCATTTTGGCTGTTTTTTAGACGAACAGTTACACGGGGTTTTAAGTTATGGTACAAGTATGGATAAAAGAAAAATTTTACCACTTGTTGAAAACACGAAATGGAATGAAATGTTAGAATTAAATAGAATGGCTTTTAATGATTACTTGCCTAAAAATTCAGAAAGTAGATGCATTTCAATTTCAATTAAATTAATTAAAAAAAACGCGCCGCATATAAAATGGTTATTAAGTTATTCAGATGGAACACAATGTGGTGATGGTACAATATATAGAGCAAGTGGTTTTTGTTTAACTGGAGTAAAAGAAAATAAAACAATACTTGAATGGAACGGAAAAATAATTGCAGACAAAACACTTAATAATTCAAATTATAAGGCAATTGGATTAAGCGCTGGAAAAGCAAAAAAACAAGGTGCAAAACCTTTAATAGGGTATCAACTCCGCTACATTTACTTAATAGATAAAAAATGTAAAATTACAGTTCCTATATTACCTTTTTCAAAAATAGATGAATTAGGAGCGGGTATGTATAAAGGAAAAAAAGTAACTTTACAAGAACGAAAACAACAAGCGTCGGAAGCATAAAAGTAATGCGTTAATCATTCCAGATTAAAGAAGGGGTGCGATACCACCCCGACGCTCTATTTACAACGAGAATACAACAATCACAATGGCAAATAAAGATATAGAACCACGTTGGCAAAAAGGCGAAAGCGGAAACCCTAACGGAAGACCAAAAGGCGCAAAGAATAGAAGCACAATAGCAAAGTATTGGCTGGAGGTAAATCAAAAGCTTAAAAACCCTTTAACGGGTGCTGAAGAAACAATGTCGCAAGAAGATTTAATGACTTTGGCGCTAATTAAAAAAGCACGCGAAGGCGATGTAGCAGCATATAAGGCACTAATGGATAGCGGTTATGGTGCGCCATTACAACAAATAGAACAAACAATATTAGAACAGCCATTATTTCCAGATGTTCAAGAGAACGACAGCAACGAATAAGGTTCTTGCTTTAAAAAGACGAACTAAAATAATACAAGGAGGTACGGCAGCTTCGAAAACGTATTCTATTTTAGCAGTTTTAATAAACAAAGCAATACAACAACCTAACTTAGAAATTAGCGTAGTAGCTGAATCTATACCACATTTACGTAGGGGAGCGTTAAAAGACTTTCTTAAAATACTTAAATGGACTAATCGCTTTAACGATGAACAATTCAACAA